TGGGTATGTAGTGATACCTGCAGGAAAGGTAGATATCGGTGAAGGACACTTCGTGAGTTTCTACCACACTATATATGAAGACGCTCATTCGGAAAATCCAAATGGGGAATATAAACTTGTTGATGAACAAGAATTAGATAATATGTTAAACAATTAAAATTAAATTATGAAGTATTACATCGCAAAAGTAAAAGTACATCACACAGATGACAAAGGTAAAGTAAAAAAGTTAACTGAACAATATGTTGTTAACGCAGTGTCTGTTACAGACGCAGAGGTGAAAGTTACAAAGGATTTCGAAGGTTCAGGAATTGAGTTCGAAGTTGGTTCTGTAATTGAGACAAAAATAATTAAGGTTATAAAGTAATGGTATTCGAAAAAGGAGATAGTGTTATATTAAAAGTAAACGGCCACTTTAGAGTTGGAATGGTGACGAAACGAACTAAACTAAAACGAGGTTTGGTATATGAAGTACTCCTTGAAAATGGTAAGAAGGTTGACAGATGCTCTGTAAATAAGGAGTTGTCAACCTGCCATATTCATAAAGGTCTTACTAAGAATTTAAAAAACAAAGTAAATGGACAAAGTTCAGACGAGGAAGTTTAAGTCATTCCAAAGAAAGGTTAGGAAGAAGTATCCTAACGCAAAGGTTCAAATGAATTCAAGTGGTATGTTTTACATATCGAGTGGTATTGGTACTGTGGTGGGTGAAGAGTTATTTATCCCACCACAATCGAAGGTGTATGATGCATGGTATTGGGCAAGTAGGTCTTGTCAGATAGAGCAACATTTTAACAGAACACACCCACTTAAACAAGACATGAAATTCGATGAAAAAAAGTTTGATAGAATTTCTCGAAGAAATCGTAAGAAAAATTAACTTTATTAGTATTGAGAAAACTATTTATTGGTATATAACCAACAATTAGTTACTTATGAAAAAGTATAATAAAACCAAAGTGAGGCATGGTAATGTAAACCACTCATTTGGAGTTCCTCAAGAAAGACAGGAACGAAACGAAAAGAAGTACGGAAATATCTACAACACTTTAGATTTTCGTGTACACGAACAATTTGATTTCTCAAACCACCCACATGGAGCTACTAAGGTAGGTTACATTCAAATAGACAATAAGGAATTTGAAGTAACAATGGCCGAGTTAAATAAATTAGCCATGACTTGTTTTGAGGCAGTTGAGTTGTCCAAGAAAAAATATAGATTAGGATTATAAAATCTTTTATTAGTGAATGATAAAAATTTACCTTTCTGTTCAGACTCGATAATGGAGTCTCGTAGGCACGACAAGTATTACTTGAACTTCGCGTCATCCGACATATTTGATATGTTGGCAGATGATACGCTTGGTGAGAAGTCTGACCTTGAAACCTATGTCGCATCAGTTAGGGATGTTGTTGTCGCTAAGAAAGAACCCTACTACACAATCGCTAAGAACAAGATTCATTCTCTTATAGACTCAGAGCAGGCGCCTGATACTAACTATGTTGTTAATATGGGGGCAAAACTTAACCAGATGAAGGATAGGTTTACCAGCGAGTTTGTACAAACCATAATTGATATCTACATTGATTTTATAAAAGCAGATAATACGATTATCAATAAAGAAGGTTTAGAATATCTAAATAAATTGTGGAAAGACAAGCCATGAGTCATACTTATAATAAAAGGAGTATCATGGAATGGGACGAGCCAGAATTTAATTACTTCATGAGTTTAGATGATATGACGAAAGTCTATTATATGCATGACTACCTTTATGGTGAACTTGAGGACGATGATTTCGAAGATGAGGATTTCGATGAACCTATGTTCGAATTCATTCCAGAGCCCGAAGACAAACCTAAAACTACAAAGGTTAGTGTTATACTTGATTTCGATTCTCTTTGGATAACTTGTGATAACGAAAAGATGATGAATGATACTATCCGAATGTTTCAAATGGATGGTTTAATGTTAGAACTTGAAGAGAGTTTCGAGGACACAAGAAAGTATCGTGTCATAAAACAAGGGCCAGCTATATCCTTAAACTGACACTTTGTCATACTATAACTGACAAAATTTCCTAAATAGTTGATTGGTACACAATTGGTACTATAATAATCAAAGAAATTAATGTTTAATTAAAAAAAGGTTATTATGACAAATTTATTTTATAGCAATTTTGATACTGTTATGGATTCAATGTTAAATTGGGACACCGATGCAAAAAGTATTTCAACACCAACATCTTGGGTTAAGGATGATGTTTTGAAAATTGAGTTAGAAGTTCCTGGACTATCAAACAAAGATGTTGATGTGAAAACTGAAGACCGATATCTTTTAATCAAAGCTGAAAAGGATAATCGTAAACTTGAAAGAAAGTATAAGATTCACGAGTCTTTCGACTTAGGTTCTACATCAGCCGTTTGTAAGGATGGTCTTCTTAATATTGAGATTCCAAAGTATGAAGATAGGAAAGCAAAGAATATTACAGTAAAAGTTAAGTAGTTTAGATGTCAGCATATTCGTGGTTTAGATATAAGAAGTTACAACATAATGATACGCTATATTTAATCATTCGAAAAATCCATGAAGAAAGAAGACCGATTGTGGAAACATGGAAAGAATATCTAAACTGCGATATGGTACTCAAAGGAAGTGATGGTTACTTCTATTTTCTCCAAGAAGTTACAGATGTAGAGTACGATGAGATTTAACAATTTCTTAACATAGGGGGCTTGCCAGAGTCCCCTTTTTTTATTATCTTTACTATGTAAAGTTTAATAGTATGAAGAACATAGTAATTTTTGATTTAGATGGTACTCTCGCTCTTATCGATGATAGAAGAAAGATATCTACTAAACCAAATGGAAAAATGGATTGGGATAAATTCTTTGACCCAAAAAATATAAATTTAGATAAACCTAATATACCTGTTATAAAGATGGCACAGATGTTGGCGTCTACTGACCACAAGATTATTATCTTTAGTGGTAGAAGTAAAGGTACTATTCACACTACCAAGTCGTGGTTAAACAAACACAAAGTTCCTTGGAGCAGATTGTTTATGAGACCTTTGAAGGATTTTACTCCCGATGATATCTTAAAACAAGATTGGTTAAACGATATTGGTAAAGACAATGTTCTCTGTACATTCGATGATAGAAACAAAGTTGTCGATATGTGGAGAGCAAATGGTATTACTTGTTTTCAAGTTGCAGATGGTAACTTTTAAATTTGGAATTGTAAAATAATTTTCGTATATTGTATAATAATTAAATAATAAAAAATGACAAACTTAGGTTACGCGTGTATCAATATGACACTACGCAAAAACAAGATTACTACAAATCGTAGTATGATTAAACGAACATTCCTTAAGGAAGGAATCACAAGGTCATCAGACCTCGCATTACAAAACACAAGAGACCTTATTGAGATTATCAAGTGGAATCATCAGAACGGATTCAATCTGTTCCGTATGACCTCTGATTTAGTTCCTTGGGCTAGTGAGTTCAAGTTATCAGATATGCCTGATTATCGTAAGATATCTACACTCCTCAAGGGAGCAGGTAATCTGGCAGAAAAGTATGGTCAACGAATCACATCTCATCCTGGCCCATTCAATGTTCTTGTATCACCAAATGAACGAGTAGTAAACAATACTCTTAGAGACTTAACCATTCATGGTGAGATATTTGACTTGATGGGATTGTCTCGCACTCCTTACAACAAAATCAATATTCATTGTAATGGTGTGTATGGTGATAAGATGTCCGCTATGGATAGGTTCTGTAAAAACTTTGAGAAGTTGCCTGAATCTGTTCAGACACGACTTACTGTTGAGAATGATGACAAGGCAAGTATGTATTCTGTCAAGGACTTAATGTATATACACGAAAGGATTGGTATTCCAATTGTCTTTGATTATCATCACCATACATTCAATACAGGTGGGTTATCAGAACAAGAGGCATTGGAGTTGGCGATGTCCACTTGGGGTGATATCAAACCAGTTGTTCATTACTCTGAGTCAAAAACACTTGAGGATGAGACTGCACGAGCACAGGCACATTCAGATTATTTGTACTCTGAAATCAAAACTTATGGTCATGACCTTGATATTGTGGTTGAAGCTAAGGCAAAAGAACTGACAGTTCTAAATTATCTTTCCAATTTTAGTAGACACTAAAGGGCACAACTATGGGGAAAGCTTGTTTTTATTTGTTTTATTATTTTTACTTTTGATATTTATAGAGTACTTAAGTACGGGTGAAGCTTAGCGACTTAGCGACTTTGTCTTATATAAGTACAATTTTAAAAGTTAGTAAAACCAATTTTTAGGAAAAAAAATGAAAAAACTTTTCAACAGGTCAAATGGGTTCATCCTATTAATGATTATCAGTACCTTCTCAGTAGCAGGTTCTGCAGCTTATTATTCAGTATTTGGATTGAGTTCTTTGTTCGCAGGAGCTAAGTTTGAAGTTATCGTTATGGCAGGTGCATTAGAAGTAGCAAAACTTGTTACCGCATCATACCTACATAATAATTGGAGTAAAGCAGGGTGGATGAAATGGTATCTAACTCTTGCAGTTGGTATACTGATGGTGATTACATCATTAGGTATCTACGGATTCTTAACATCAGCATATCAAACAACCGCAGACCAATTGGGAATTGTAGAAAAACAAGTTAAAGTAATTGAGTTAAAGAAAGACCGATTCCAAGAACAACTTGATTATTACAATATAGAAAAAAGTAATTTAACAAAATCTATCCTTGACTTGAGGAATGGTATCTCTAATAACAAAATACAATATACAGATACATTGGGTAGAATTATTACAACACAATCTTCCTCAACTCGAAAGTTGTTAACGAAAGAATTAAATACCGCAGTAGAAACAAGGGCAGGTATAAATGTGAAACTTGAACAATTAACTGACTCAATTACAAAACTTGAATTACAAGTATTAGATATTGAATCAAATAACGAAGTGGCAGCTGAGATAGGTCCACTTAGATATATGGCAGAGTTAACTGAGAAACCAATGAATGTAATTGTTAATTGGTTTACATTATTAATAGTATTTGTTTTTGACCCATTAGCAATCGCTATGGTAATTGCATTAAATAAATTATTAGGAAGAAAAGATGACAACGGCACAGGCAATATTATACATGATGGGAATGGTGGGACTCCCCCTGATAGTGATTCTCACGAACCCATTGTTGAAGAAGATGAAGAAGATGAGGAAGAACCATCAGAACCTCAACAAGAAGAAGTACAAGAAGTTTTGGAAGAAAGTCAACCAGAAAATCAAGTAAGAACTTTTGATGATAATGAGCAAGTTAGATTTGTACCAAACGAAGATGCAAAAGAACTATATGGTGAGAATGAACCACCTGTAATTAAAAAAGTACCTTCTGAAAATATAACTAAGGGTACTTCGAAGACCGCTGCATGGAGAAATCTTTAAATAACATCAATAAGATTTGGTAATTACAAATAAATGTTGTATATTAGTATAAATTATAATTAAACCTATGGACGAATTATACGGAAATGAGACAACTACAAGTCAAGACGAACTTGAAGTTAGATATGATAAAGAGTTAAGTGAGGCTGAAAGAAAACAAGCATCAGCACCAGACAAAGACCCTGACAGAAAACACTTCAGACATTTTGATTATGGAATAGACACTCAAGATAATGTTATTATTATAGAAGGTGAAATCCAATCTGGTATGACATTTGATGTTATATCAAAATCAAGATTACTAAACAAACTCAATGGTGGTGATGTTAAGACATTCAATATCTTATTGAATACACCAGGCGGTGATGTGATTGAAACTCTTGGGTTAATTGACTTTATGAGGTCTCAAGAAAAACAAGGTATCAAATACAATATCATTGTTAGAGGAGCTGCGATGTCCGCAGGAGCATTATTACTGGCGTGTGGTACGGGTACTCGTATGGCATCCAAACACTCAAAGATTATGGTACACCAATTGTCTACTGTTGTAGTAGGTAAACTAAGTGATGTAAAATCAAATGCTAAATTTAGTGAAGAATTAGAAAGTGATTGTAATCAACTTATGGCTGAGTGTACAAAGAAAGATAAAGAACATTGGGAAAGTATATCATCCAATGATTACTTTATATCTTCAGAACAAGCATTAGAACTTGGAATAATAGATAAAATAATATAAAATGACAAACTTTTTTACTGCAGAAGAATTAGTAAGTAATTACGAAAAATTTAGAAAATTAATCAACCAAACATTTACAGGTGAGAGATTAGAATCACTAAACAAAATGTATGACCATTTTGAAGAGAGAATAATTTATACACCTGCATCATCAGTTGAACATTATCATAATGCATTTCCTGGTGGATACATTGACCATGTACTTAGAGTTACAAGAAACGCACTTAGTATATATGACCTACAAGAAAAGTGGGGTCTTGATTTAGAAGGACTCAGTAAGGAGTCTCTTATATTTACGGCGTTACACCACGACTTAGGTAAACTTGGTTCGGTTGAAGAAGACCACTATATTAAAAACGACTCCGAGTGGCATGTTAAAAACCAAGGTAAGATTTACAAAACAAATCCAAACCTAAATTATATGGACCATAGTCTTAGAAGTTTTTATCTTCTAAACTATTTTGGAGTTAAGTGTAGTGAAGAGGAGTGGATAGGAATACAACTTACAGATGGGTTGTATGATGAGTCTAATAAAAAGTATTATATTACTTTCAATAAAGACCAAACCCTTAAAACACCTCTACCTCATATCATGCATCAAGCAGATATCAATGCAGCTAGATATGAGTATGAAAGATGGCAAAAAGAGATGGCGCCAGTAAAGTCAACTCGTAATCCAAACGGAAGACCATCTACAAAAGGAAAATTATCAGATACATTTAATACCTCAAAGACATCGACTGAGGATACTAAAAAAGTATTTGATGCATTTAAAGATATCGTAGAAGATTAAAATTATGGTACAAACAATTATTATATTGTCTTTAACAACAATAGTATTTGCATTCACTACTTGGAATTTACTAAGAAAGAATGAAGCTGCTGAAGAAATTGTTGAAGAACAAGAAAAATTTATATCTGACTTTGCAAAGGAAATAGATGACTCAATGCAAAAGATGAAGGACTTAGATACTAAAGGAGCATTTGAAAATGATGATGAAACTGGATTTGTATTTAAGCAGTTATATACAATCATAGAAAAACTTGAAAATTATTATGCCGAGGAAACGAAGGAAAAGGAGTAAAAGGTATTTCACGAAGATTACTGAAATAGCTATTAACGCATACAACAATTCAGACGACTACAAGATGAAGAATAAAATCTACAATAGATTTATTCATTATCCATTTGACAAGTTAGCTGAAAATGTTATTCACACATATAAGACATACTATTTCGATGTCCCATATGATGATGTCAAAGCTAATGTTGTTGCGTTCCTAAACCAAAAGATTCATAAATTTAATGGAGCTAATGGTAGGGCGTTTTCTTATTTTACTGTGGTAGCAAGAAACTATTTATTCAATGAGAATAATCAGAACTATCAAAGAATGAAACAAAAGACCGAAGTAAAGTATATTGATAGTTCAAGGAATATAGGTAACGAAGTTTACGATAAGGAGTTAAAAGAATCAATAGCAGACTTTTTTGATTTCTATGTTAGATATGTTGACGCAAATCTATACAAGTTGTTTTCTAAAGATAGAGAACAGAAAATAGCAGACTCAGTTACAGAGTTATTTAGAACAAGACATGATTTATATTCTTACAACAAAAAGGCTCTTTACATACTTATTAGAGAGAGAACTGGTGTTCAAACCCAATATATTACAAAAGTAATTGGTAAATTAAAAAATGTATATAAAGAGTTGTACATCGATTTTGTCTCAAAAGGACACTTAGAAATAAATCATAGAATCGAGGAATTCAATGACCAAAGACGATGAAATTTTTAAAGGTAAATCTTTTTCAGATGTAATGGCTGACATTTATTCTAATCAGAAAAAGAAAGACCGACAAATAAAACTACTGATTGCACAACTTGAACCAATGGTCAAGAATCTAAATGATGCCTCAGTAGTTGTTCCTTTAATAAAGGAGTATCTCGACATATCCGTTAGGAATGATGACGCATTAATAAAACTTGCAGCAATTGTTCAACGAATGATGAAAGATAATAACACCGATGGTGGAAACTATATGTTGTCTGATGAAGAGAAAAGACAATTGATGGACGCCATAGACGAGGTTGAAAAAGACCTACCTAAAGAAGAAACAGGAGAAGTATAATGGCCACAGGTCTCGTTACAGAAGTAAAACTACAAGACTCTGATTCCGATTTACTTTACTCAATTAAGGTTGAGGTAAACATGGCATCAGGTAGAAGTAAGGTCGAAAAAATTGCATGGCCTTTGGATACCAACATAAAAAGAGTACCCGTTGCAGGGGAAATGGTATACCTCATTAATGAAAGAGGTCCTGATTCCAACGCACTATCAAGTAGAACACGAATGTATTATGTAACTCCGTTGTCATTACAAAGGAATACAAATCATAACGCATTACCATCAGGATATACAACACTTGAAGGTGATTCAGCTAACTCGGGTGGATATGCAGAAGCATCTGCAGGTAATCCACAAGCAAGTTCTACTAAACCTTTTCAATTTGATTTTGGATTTGAAGAGGTGGGTGGTGTATCCGCACTACAACCATTTAGTGGTGATGTGATAGTTGAAGGAAGGTTTGGACAATCAATCAGACTTGGATATACTCCACAAGGTGCTAAGACAACTGAAAAACCAAGTTGGAAAGGTGACTCTACATCACCAATTACAATACTAAGAAATACTCAAAATTCAAGTGGTTGGAATAAGTTTGTTATAGAGGAAGTTGATGAGGATGATACTTCATTATATATGACATCCAAACAAACTATATCCTTAAGTCAAGCACATCCATTTTCTTTAGGAGTAACACCTGCTAACCTATGGGGTGACCCACAATTTATGGTTAACTCTGACCGAGTATTATTAAATGCTAAAAAGGATAGAGTTATATTGGCAGGAACAGAAGATGTGAATATATCAACACCAGCATGGAAAGCTGCGATGGATAATATGTTTACACAAATAGACGAAATTAAAAACGAACTCGATGCGTTAAATAATGCGGTTAGTGGATTTGCTTCAAATGGAGCTATTCCAAACATTAGTACAACACCTAACAAATATGTAGGAGTAAACGCCCCACTTGCTTCCGCAGGTGGTGCATTGAAAGGACAATGTACTGGAATCAAAGCAAGAATCGCTAAAATAACGACAGAGTTAAATTTAATGAAAAATTAATTAAAATAAAACTATTTATTATTATGGACACTAATAAATTTGTAAAAGCAATACGATTGTTAATAAAAGAAGAAGTAAAGAAGCAGGTGGCAAAAGAGAAACTTGCCATTCGTGAATCTATTATTCAAGAAATGAGTACACCTCAACCAACAAAAAAGGTTAAGAAGCCAAATGTTAAATTTAAGGGTGGGAAATTCTCAGACCTATTAAATGAAACAGTTGACCATTGGCCAACAATGGGTGGTGGAACTATGACTGCAAATAATGCACAAGGAATGGATAGAGCAACTATGGCATCTATGATGGGACTTAGTAGTCCATCAACACCACAATCAATGATACCAACAAAAGATTCTGATGGTAAAGCAGTTGATGTAAACGCAGTGATGAGTTCTGGTGTAGGAAACGCATTAACAAAAGATTATTCAGGTTTAATGAAAGCAATAAACAAAAAGAAGGGTAGAGTATAATGGCTACAAGACCTACGAAAAAAATAAATCCATTAGATTTAAAAAAGAATACTGCAATTGGGATTCCATTCCCATTGGGTGGTGCTCCAATATTTCGTAGTACGATGACAACAGAAGAACAGGCGTTATCAAATCTTAAAAACTTATTACTTACACGAAAGGGTGAGAGACCCTTTCAACCTTTGTTTGGAACAGACTTACCTTCATTTCTTTTTGAAAATATAACAGACGAATTAATCGAAAGTTTAAAAGGTGGACTTGAAAAAGATATTAAGTTTTGGTTACCTTATATTAAAATGAAAGAAATTAGAGTTGATACTGAAGCAGATAATAACAGAGTAAACTTTTCATTTTCATTTTCAGTAGGAGAAACTGGAGCAAACAAGATAATTATAGTAGGGATAGATGAACAAGGTGGTCTATCAATAGCATAGGGTAATACAACATGGCAGATAAAATTAAAAAAGATGTTAAGTTAATAGGAAGAGAGTTTGGTTCTATAAGACAGAATCTTGTAGACTTTACAAAAACTTATTTCCCTCAAACTTTTAACGACTTTAACGAGTCCTCTCCAGGTATGATGATGTTGGAACTATCTTCATATGTTGGGGATGTACTTTCATATTATACTGATGTTCAACTTAGAGAATCTATATTAGAACAAGCACAAGAAAAGAAAAACATATTTGCAATATCACAGGCGTATGGATACAAACCAAAATTAAATGTACCCGCAACAACAAATATGGCAGTATTCCAATTAGTACCAGCAATTGGTAGTGGTGCAAATGTAAGACCAGATTTTAGATACGCATTAAACATAAAAGAAGGTGCAAAAATAATCGCAGAATCAAATGGTGATATCGAGTTTAGCACAAATCAAAAAGTTAGATTTAATTACTCATCATCGTTTGACCCAACTGAAATATCAGTATACCAAGTAGATGATAATACAAACTTACCTGTAAAATATCTTTTAAAGAAATATGTACAGGCAACAAGTGGTAAAGAAAAGACTCAGACTTTTACATTTGGTTCACCAAAGATTTATGACAAGATAAAACTTCAAGATGAGGATGGGTTAATTGATGTAATCAAAATAACAGACGATGATGGTGAAACTTGGACTAAGGTAGATTACCTTGGACAAGATACTGTATTTACAGAAAGTCCAAATACGGCAGACTACTCATTAACATATTCTGCATTTAGTAATGATACACCCGCTTTACTAAAACTAAAAAGAGTTCCTAAAAGATATATAACTCGTATAAGTGATGAGGGTGAAATCATAGTTCAGTTTGGTGCAGGCGTATCTGCAAACGCAGATGAAGAGTTACTTCCTAATCCAGACAATGTGGGTTCTGCATTATATAACGCAAATGGAAATCTAAATCAAGGATTAGACCCATCAAACTTTTTATATAGTAAAACATATGGAATCGCTCCTGCAAATCAAGAACTAACAGTAACTTACAGAGTTGGTCTTGGTGTAATTGATAATGTAATCGCAGGTGACCTAAACCAAGTAGGCGAGGTTGAAATAGAAACAACAGGCATAGGATTAGATTCGGCGTTGTTTAACGAAATCAAACAATCCATCGCAGTAATAAATGAGAGACCTGCGGTTGGTGGTAAGTTTGAAGAAGAGATTGAAGAGGTAAGAGAAAACGCAAAAGCTTACTTTAGTGCACAGAATAGAAATGTGACACGAGAAGATTACTTAGTAAGAGCATACGCATTACCACCACAATTTGGTTCAATAGCAAAAGCGTTTGTTGCTCCTGATTTTCAAATCAAGACACCACTTGATGATGGTCCGTTAACAAACGAAAGTGTTTTAAATCCATTAGCTATAAACTTTTATTGTTTAGGATATGACGCAAACAAAAAGTTAACAGTTTTAAATCCGGCAACTAAACAAAATTTAAGAAATTATTTATCGTATTATAGAATATTAACTGACGCAATCAATATTAAAGATGGTTACATTGTAAATGTAGGTATTGATTTTGAAATCGTAGTTAAACCTAACTTTAATTCTAATGATGTACTTTTAAAATGTATTCAAAAGATAAAGGACTATTTTGCAATTAATAAAAGAAGTATTAATCAACCGATATTATTATCTGATATATATGTAATGTTAGATGAAGTGGATGGGGTACAAAGTGTGGTACGACCTGATAAAGATGGTCTTGGTGGTTTACAAGTCATTAACAAGTATGGTGGAAGTTATTCCAACAAACGATATGATATTGTAACCGCAACAAGAAAGGGAGTTGTATATCCACCTAAAGACCCATCTATATTTGAGATAAAATTCCCAGAACAAGATATTAGAGGAAAAGTAGTACCACTATTTTAAAGGGTTAAAATATGATTTATAGAATATACGCAAATAAAGATACTACAATTTACGAAGATTCAAATCGTAAGGACCAGAATACAGGTAAAGACCAAATTCTTGAGGTCAATAAATTGTATGACCCATCTAATACTAACTTGTTAGGAAATAGTAGGGCATTGGTTCAATTCGACTTAGCTGAAATCTCAAGTTCAGTTTCAGATGGAACAATAACATCACCTGAATATAGATTACGATTAGAGAATGTTGAAAGTGCAGACTTACAAGAAGATTTCGAATTGTTTGTTTATCCAATCAAACAAGCATGGGTAGAGGGATTAGGACAAGAAGCAGATACACCACATCACGAAGAGGGATGTTCGTGGGTTGAACCTAATACAGGTCAAACTTGGGATGTAACAGGTGCATTGGTCGGTGAGATAAAAGATTCAAGTTTAATAAACTCATTAATATCCTCAATAGACTTTGTATCAGGTCTTGGTGGGTTTGAGTTAGTAGATAAAATTAATGGACAAAATGGTGATGAACCATTGTTATTTGTTTCAGGTGGTAAGATGGCAATGTCAGCATCTGAGTTTAGTGGTGGTACGGCAAACTTATCAGCGTCATTAGATGCAGGACAAATATACAAAGTAGAATTTGATTTCAACAGAGAGTCCTTATCAGGCGTTGACTTCAATGTAGTAAACCCTGCAGGGGATTTATTGAATAACGAGATTGCAGGATTCCAAGAATCACTAATATCAACCGCAACATATAAAATGGCATTTACGGCAAGTGCTTCTGGACTTCATAAATTACAATTTTCTTTCTTTGACCAAAATGGTTCGGATGGGTCAGCAGGTTCAATTGACAATTTCTTATTCTTTAAAGATGAACCTTCATCAACATTGGTAAATGACCAGTTCTCTGTAAATGTAAGTGGATTACCATCTACATATTTTATAAATGAGGGAATAGATAACTCACAAGGAATCACAGGGTCAGCCTTTATAGCTAACGATGTTTTAAATATAAGCGCATCCGATAATGGTGGTGCAACTTTAAATAGAAAGTTTTCATTACAAGAAGGTAGAAACTATACTGCTAGTTTTTCAATAGACACAGGAAGTTTCCCAAGAGTAAATGCAGAAGGTCAATCATTGGGTGTTGAGTTTACAATACAAACACCAACAGGTAGATTAGTTGATGTTAACGATTTTGATAATGCAATAAGATATATTACATCAAGTTTTACACCAACAGTAAAATTCCAAGCAAGAGAATCAGGACAACATTTATTTAGATGGTCATACTTTGCAAGTGGAAGTTCAATACAATCAAGTGCATCTATTGACAACTTTAAAATATTATCAACAGACCACGACCTAACAGGGTCAGCATTCCATGATACATTATGGGAAGCATCGTTTGCTAAAACAAGTGGTGGTGGAACATGGTTCACATCATCTTATAGTGCAGGCACACATTACAAACAAGTGTTTACAAAATCAACTGACAATTTGAATGTGCCAGTTACAGAGTATGTAAACGAAATGATTAATGGTACAAGGACTAACAACGGACTTATTATTAAAAAGTCTAACGATGATGAAGCATCAGATAAAAAATTCGGTTCAATAAAGTTCTTTTCATCTGATACTCATACAATCTATCCACCTGTATTAGAAGCAAGGTGGGATGATTCTACATTTGTAACAGGGTCTCTAAACGCACTAACAGGCGATGACCTTATATTATATGTGAAGAATCTTTCAACAGAATATAAAGAAAGTTCTAAAGCTAAGATTAGAGTATTTGGTAGAGACCGATATCCAACAAGGACATTTGAATCGTCACCTTTAAAGACGATAAAGTATTTACCAACTACATCATATTACTCAGTAGTAGATTCCCAAACCGAACAAGTTATCATTCCATTCGATACAAACTACACAAAGTTAAGTTGTGACGCAAGTGGTAACTATTTCAATTTTTGGTTTAACGGATTACAACCTGAACGATTTTATAAATTCTGTTTTAGGGTTGACCAAGGAAGTGACATAAAATATTACGATGACAACTTTTACTTTAAGGTAGTACGATAATGAGTGTACAAGGAATAAGAGATATAAACAGAAATGTCAGAGGACAGATAGTATCGTACCCCATTGAACAACAAGGGGAACAATATGGTAATATCTACTTTGTTGATAAAGATGATGGTTCAAAAACAAAAGTAGCCAGATATCAACAATCAGATGTTGTTAATAATTTTGACATTGAAATAAAAGAATTAAGTTTTCCAGAAAGAGGAATTGTTCCAAATCAATCAGTTCAACAAAGAGCTAGGATGGGAGCACAATTAGGTTCTATATATTTATCAGGACCTTTTACTGAAATCCAAGGTGACGGGCAAATTCCATGGCCACCGATTGCTCAATTAGATGATGGTACACGAGTTCCAAATGGATATGGGTTTCCACCCGATGCATACCCTACACAAGTCAACTCTTTTGTAGGAACATCAACAGGTGAAACTGCTAACTCTTCTGGAGGTGGTGGTACGAGTGGTGGTGGAGTCGTAACCGATGACGAATTCTCTGCAGGTTCGCCAGCTGGAGCAGGAAGTGGAAATCAAACAACATACAACCCTAACAACCCATATTATAATGGTATGTTTGGTGGTGGTGGATATTTAGATTCATAGGAAAAAATATGTTTTATTTTAAAATAGGAAATATCGAAACTACAACACCATGGGAAAGACCAAGGTACGATAAGTTTAAAGGGTGGTGGAACAACTTTAACAAAGAAGTTGATTTATCAGACTATAAAGTTTATTTGGTTGGTGCATTTGCAGAAAATGTTTATGGTGCAAATATTCCAACTATGGATGTAGATATTGTTTTACGAAATGAAATAAAAAATCATCAATACTTAAAACATATTTTAGATACGGCTATGATTTTAGGATTCCAAAGAAATATGTTTATTGATATTAAATGGTCAAATGAGGCATTATGGCAAGACCACTTAGGTCTTAGAAACAAATGTGAACGACCATCTAAAGCAAGAAACAAGTTTAAAAGAGTTAAGAATCATAAACGAAGTTTAAAAACATTTAACGGGGTTACTCTACAAGAAAGAATGTTGCCTGATAGTTTAAATGTAACTGAATTGACAACGGGTCTATACGAAATAGAAGGGTACGATTACTATACAACTTCTAAAGTAAAGAAACGAATGAGAGAAAATATTTATAATGGTAAGTTTTTGGATTTAAAGAATGGCATTAGATAGATTTTATAATCAAGAAGAGGTTTTATCGAAACAACCAGTTACTGGTCAAGTTTTTGATAATGGTGACCAAGCAATACTTGATGGTGGTCAAATCAGAGTGCCTCTTAGAGATGCTGACATTGTTGGTGTTCCAGGAGTATCAACTCCCATAGTTGAAAAACACTTCTACGCAGGTGCAACTCTTGTCGCAAGTACAAATGGAAATATCCAAAAAATTGGTGATGAACAAAATGGTTATACTGTATATGTAAAACCAGAGTCAGATATTAGAGCCGCAGGGTTCAATCAAGGAACATACAACATAGTTTATAATTTCCTTCACAACCTACCAAATGTGAAGATTGTAGAAATATCAGGGGACAGAAAAGAAATTAAAGTAATTGGTGCTCAAGGATTTATTCAAGATGGTCTTTCTGCATTTGCATCATTGTATAGAAAAAATCAAGAAATACAAGCAAACTCATTCACAGACCCAAGTACAACTTACACACCATTGATGCTTAATCTTGGTGAGAATAATTTAATACCAATTATCAACGCCGCATTTGATGGTACAATTGTCGGTGAAGTACAAGACTACTTACCATATCCACCAGGTGATACGCCAGATAGTATTTGGTTTCCAGTTGAATCAGGTGGTATTGAAGCTTCATTGAATTTAGATGGTGAATCGGACTACAATACATTTACTGAAGTACTCGTAAGAAAGAAAACAGAACAAACCGCTCCTGTTACAGGCAACTGGCATTTTGAGGTTACTGGTAGATTTGATGAATTTAAACTTAAACAAAACCCCGACACTACTTTAAGTTGGGTACGAAAGTTTTCTTTAGGAAGTGTATCAACATCAGGGTCGTTACCATTAGATGTTACTGAAGAAGGTATTAGAAAGTCAGTAGAGTTGGCAGGTACTTGGAACAACGGAAGTCCAGGTGGTGGAGTTGGTGTACCATTAAGTGCTCCAAGTTTTTGGAGTATGCAGTACAAAAGACTCGACATGACGGTAACTTCAGTTGACACCGCTATATTAAAACTTTATAGTCCACTACCAGATGAAGTAAATGTAAATGATACAATTGGAACATCTGCACAACTACAAAAATCTTACATAGAACGAGTTATAGTATTTAACCAATTAGGTGAAGACAATACTGAGTTTTTCTCAGACCCAAACTTTAATATAGATTTAGGTGATGGTAGTGGGGCAAGTAGTGACTACGAAACATGGAGTAGTTTATTAGACTCTGGCGCACCTACACAACAAAAAATAATAGATAGATATTTTAGTGGTTCTCTTGGAAATGTAAAATTAAATATAGATTATTCTGATTTTAAAAACTTTGTAAACTTCTCATCAGCAGAAGAACGAGTTAGAAACTTCTATTACAAGTTACAACAAGTTGAAGCATTTGATAGAAGAATTGGTGTATTAAATAATGTAAGTGGTTCTGAGGCATTAACAAACATATCTTCTTCTAACAGAAGAAAGATAGAACTTATAGGTACATTCGATGACTTTGAGTATTGGTTGTATTACAATCATGAAGCACAGATTTATACTCACTTCTCATCTTCAGCATTTACTATTAATCCATATCCAAAAGAAACAAGAAATCCTGATGTATTGTATCATAGTACATCAAGTCAAGGTACTTCGTGGTTAACTGAGACACTATCAAGTGCGTCTTTATATGACGCCCAAAACCCAACAAAATTAAGAAGTGTTATTCCTGTAAATATAAATGATGATAAACTTAATGAAGAGTATCAAACATTTGTAGATATGTTAGGACAACATTTTGACATTTCTTGGAACTACATAAAATCATTGACAACAATCAATGAAAGAGAAGAACACCCGGCAGATGGTTTAGCAAATGACCTAATATCCATAATAGCAGAATCATTTGGTTGGAAACTATACAATGGATACGCAGATACAGGCCTATGGCAATATGAATTTGGTGTTGACCAAAATGGTACTCCACAACAATCAGGGTCGTTGTATTCTAAACCAACTAAAGAAATTGTACAAGAGACTTGGAGACGATTGTTAAATAATGTGCCAGGTATTTACAAGACAAAAGGTACGGCTCGTTCATTTAAAACATTAATATCATCATACGGAATACCAAGTTCATTCTTAAAGATTAGAGAATATGGTGGTCCAAGAATAGAATCTCAAAAGAACATTTATGAACACGATAGATATGTTTACAAATTACAATTAGATGGTAAAAATAGAAGTGAACATATTTGGGATACTATAAACAATATTAGACCAAAGACTATTGAGTATGTTGGTAAACTTCCAACAGATAATCATACGGTATTTAGACTGAATCAAAAAAATGGTGGACAGATTGACTTACATTGGGATTACCAAAAAACAACAAAGAAAGCTAGAGTAAGACTAAGAGGTGGTTCGCCAATAATATCAGTAAGTTCAGACTACTTCCCTTATATACAAGAGAGAGATGTTGTTATAGGATTTTCATCCGCATCGGGTGGATATCATTTAGGAGCTACATATGTAGATGACTTTGGTGATGTATTGGTTCATGCAACCGCATCAACAACTAATAATAATTGGAACTTTATTTGGAACTCAAGTGGTTCATCGGACAACAACAAACTGATGGCGCCTTATCTTGGAACAACCTCAACTGCAAGTATTCAAGAGATTAGATACTACAAAACAAAATTAGCATCCGAGGTTCTCGAAGGACATGCGGCAAATAGAGAAGCATATTACTCTGACGCCAACACAACTGATTTAGACTTAGATACATCATATGAAAATGTTCTTTATAGAATATTCCCTGATAGTGTATTTAATAATGTTAGTGGGTCAATTCAATCAAGACACCCTAACCAACACTTCACATCTTCAGATAGAGGATTTATATTATCAGCGTCATATGAACATGGTCAGCCAGATAATCTTTCTGGTGAAGTTGATACATACTTTGTATCAATCCCATCAGCAGGCGCCTTAAACCTTAGTAATAATAAAGTAAGGGTAGAGTCATCATCATTACAAGGACCATTACAAAGAGATAAGTCAAATGAAGTAAGTCAATACGATAGAGCTCCAAATGATTCAAACTTATTAGGAACTTACTTTTCAACAACTGATACTGTAAACTTTGATATTTATGCATCTGAAGGATATTTTGAGGTTGATGATTTAATTGGTGATACTGATGTTAGAAATATTGATGGATATGATTTATTAGATTTTAGAGCAAGAAACTATTTCCAAAAATATAATAGAGGAACGGCTCTTAATATTATAATAGGAATGTTGTCAAGATATGATATGTCTGTCTTTGATAGTATGAGACAACTTGTACCTGCGAGAGCAGATTGGCATAAAGGTATAATGATTGAACCTCATGTCTTTGAAAGAAACAATTACAAAAGGCCTGATAATATTGATTACACACAACATCAATATGAGGCACCTGGAATTAGTGTACTGAATGTTGTATCAGGTTCTTACTTAACTTATACTTCAAGTATTGAACGAGACCCATTTAAACCATCAATATATAAGTTCACCGACATCGCATTATTTAATACGGCATCTGGTGCATACTTTACAGGTTCAAATGGTTATTGGGAATATTCACCAACAGGTTCAACAATCTTAAATTCAAGACCTTCAAGGTACGCATTAGAACCAAAGTATTTTTATTCTAATGATGTTAGTGCTTCATTAGGAATTAAATTTGCAAGTTCGGCATCATTCCATTTTTCACAAATTCAAGATGATAGATTAACAGGTAATTTAAAGAACTTATTTTTTGAAGGATGTAAAATATCAAGTGATTCATTGACAACCAAATCTCCTGATACTCCTGATAATTCACCCGTTGTTATAGTAACTCAAGTAGAATCAGATGTATTAGTATACAATACTGATAATGTAGTAAAAGGTGATGAAGTTAAAGGTGACTTGCCAGATACAGTTAAAATTGCAGACCCAGATACTTTAGTAAGTGTAAAACAACACATTCTCAGTAACAATAATAATGAGGTAAAGTCTAAAGGGAAAACAGTTGTATTAGAAAATAATATATTTAGAAGTTTACCTGGTTTAGGTTTAGGTACAACAAACCCTGTTGTAAGGGCAAGACCGAGAGGTACACAAACAACCACGACAGTTACACCAAATGGTAGTGCAGTTCGTATTAACACAAATGCTGCTAATGATATGATAAACAGAAATCGTGGCAGACAACAACGACCAAACCAACAAGGTGGATTTTTTAATCAAACCAATCCTAATTCAACAGGGGCTGCAAGTCCAAATACAACTTTAGGTGGGTTTATAAGAAACAATCGCCGAGGTGGTTAAAATAGATAAAATTAGAATCATATTAGAAAAATGATTTAAAAATAAAAAAAACTATATTTATATAAGTAAAAGAGGAAACAACTATGGGATTTTTAGATAATTCATCTGTAACAGTAGACGCAATACTTACCAAGAAGGGTAGAGAGCTATTAGCTGAAGGCAGAGACAAATTTGCAATAACACAATTTGCATTGGCTGACGATGAGGTTGATTACGACCTTTGGAATCCAGCACACTCATTAGGTAGTGATTTTTATGGTATCGTTATAGAGAATATGCCTGTGTTAGAGGCAATTACTGATGAATCATATCTAATGAAATATAAATTATTATCATTACCAAAGAGTACTATTAAGTTACCTTTCTTAGAAACATCTATCACATCGATTAATGTTAGTGAGGAAAGTATTCTTGTACCAATCAATGTAACAACTAAAAATGGTGGTAATGAAAACTTAGGATATACTGCAATACTATTAAATAGTGATGTCGGTACTATCGCAGGATTAGGGGCAGTACCTGGTAAACAATCTGCAATTATTAATATTAACACTTACGCAACCGCAAAAGCAATTTCTGTAACAGGAACTGCATTTCAATTTCAACCAACTACAAACTTACCAATCAATCAAACAACTTCTACAAGAATTGTTATCATTGGTAATGAAACAGGTGGTAGAGCTGAGATTGATGTAACGGTAACGCCTAAAGTAACATCAAACGCATAGAGGAATAAATTATGGCATTATTAAATTTTTATGGTGGTGGTTTTGGTAACAACTTAGGTGGCAGTAGTTTACTCGGTGGAAACACATCAGCATTTGACGGAATGTTAGGATATGGTGGTGGTTTTGGTAACTTCGGTATGGGTGGAGACCAACCTTATTATGGTAACCTCGGCCTCGGTGGTAATGTCCTCATGCAAAATGGAGGCGGCGGTGGCGGTGGTTCATCCGTATCTGTCGGTGTAACAAGTGGAAACACAGGTGGTGGTTCAGTAGTAGTTACAGACCCCGTTGTAGATATAGTAAGAGACGACAACCAAAATAACACAACACCAGTAATCGGAGCAGGTGCATACGACTTCGGTAGTGGTAAAGTATATACCGCATTTACAAATGAAGACATTGTAGAAGGTGGGACTAAAAGAGTAACACGAGGATTGTGGAGTGGTAATA